ATGCTCGGGCAGCGGGACTCGTTCGCCGTGGGCTCGGTCGCCGGCTTCGGCTGGCGCGACCTTCATAACGGCGACTGGCTCGCGCCGCCGCCGCCAGAACTGAACCGCGGCGCGAACACCCTCGACACCCTGGCCCGTTTCCTGCAGGTGACCCGATGAACCTCGACCGGAAGACGCTCCTCGTCCTGGCCGCCGCGTTCGCGATCGGCTACCTCCTGGCCCAGTCGGCCCCATCGCCCGAGCCGCCGGCCCCGGACCGGCCGGCCCTGCGGTGGCTGGCCCGCGCCGCGAAGAACCTCCTCTGGATCGCGCTCGTCGCGGAGAAGCCGCCCGAGCAGCCGAGCCACGTCGTCAAGGCCAGGGCCGTCGGCGGGGACGGCTACCCGATCCTCGACAATGCGGAGGGCTGGTGATGCTCTCGGACCTGTGGCGATCGCTGATCGCGTTCCTCGTCTGGCTGTCGGCCGACCCGCGCGCGATCGACCTCGAGGCCCCGCGCGCCGCCGCGGCGGTGGCGGCCTCTCTCGCCAGCATGACGCCCGACGCGCCGCCGCCTCCGGCCCCGACGCCCGTCGCCTGCGACTGCGGGCAGACATGCGTCCGCGGGATCTGGAAACCCGACGGTCGCGTTCAGCAGACGTGCCGCTGCCAGTGCAAGCGATGCGTCGCCGAGCGTGCGAAGGCCTGCCCGGACGGCCGCTGCGAAAACGTCCTACGGTAGGACGGCGCAAGTTCTCGCCGCCGGTCAGTGTTCGTATCGTGCGGGCAGTTCAAGGACACCCGAACACAAGGACCGACACATGCCCTCGCCCAAGCTCGCCCGCCTCCAGGATGAGTCCGTCACTGTGACGGCCGAGATCGAGACGCTCCGGGCGATGGTGCCCGCCGACGAGGCTGAGGCCAAGTCGATCAACGAGCGGCTCTCCGAGCGGTCGAACCGGGCCGAGGAGATCACCGCCGCGGCCGTCGCAGAGCGGGCCCTCGACGCGAAGGTGGAGGCCCTGAAGGCCGTCCGCGCGAGCGACAGCGAGCCTCTGGCCGCGGTCGAGAAGAAGACCGCCCCGGCTGTCCACGTCGTCCCGAAGGCCCAGCTCCGCGGCTTCGGCACCTACGAGGCGGCCGACCGGGCCGGCCGGTTCCTGCGGGCCCTGGCCCGGAAGGACAAGGCCGAGCTCCGGGCGATGGCCGGGACGTCGGCCGGTTCGGGCGAGGAGCTGCTCTCCCCCGAGCTCTTCAACGGGTTCATCGACGTTCTCCAGTACAGCTCGGTGGGCCTCCAGCTCGCCAGCCTTTACCCGACGTCGACCAACTCGATCATCATCCCGAAGATCGGCGAGATCGTCGCCGAGTGGTTCGACGAGAACGAGACCATCACGGGCGACGAGGCCACGACCGACAAGGTCGAGCTCACGCTCTACAAGATGGGCCGTCTCATCGAGGTCTCCAACGAGCTCGTCGAGGACGCGGCGTCCGGCGTGGCCCTGGCCTCGACCGTCGCCAACCGGCTCGGCCTGGCGATCGCGAAGAAGATCGACGACGTGTGGCTGAACGGCGACAACGGCAAGGGCATCGACGGCCTGGTCGACGAGATCCCGGGCGGAAACGAGGTCGAGGCCGGCACCGACATGGACGGGGCCGACCTGGCCACGATCGTCGGCAAGATCGACAGCCGGGCGATGAACACCGCCTGGGTCGTGTCGAGCGAGGGCTGGGGCCACATCATGGCCTCCTCGGTGGTCTCGCAGTCGACGACGATCGGCGAGCGGGTTCTCCCGGTGGTCATGGGCGCTCCGGTCTACCGGGTGCTCGGCCTGCCCGCCGGGACGCTCGCCCTCTACGGTGACTTCTCGATGTCGTCCGCGGTGGCCTACAAGGCCAACGGCCTCCAGATCGCGAGCTCGGTGGACGCCGGCTTCGCGAAGGACCAGGTCGTCTTCCGCGGCACGCAGCGGGTCGGCATCTCGAACCACGACGCGAGCTTCGTCGCGAAGCTCGTCAGCGGCTCTTGATCCACCGACACCATCGGCCAGCATGGCGGCCGGGGCTGGCAGGGATGCCGGCTCCGGCCGCTGTCATTTGAGGAGCTCGCATGGCAAGCCCCGACCACATGGTCTCGCTGCGGCTCGTGAAGGCCTACCGGGGCTACAAGTCCGGCGAGGTGATCCAGGCCACGCCCAAGCTCGCCGCCGAGCTCGAGCGGCTCCAGGTCGCCGTGCCGGAGGCCGCCCGGCCGCTCCTGGACGCGAGCCGGTTCGAGAGGGCCGTGGCCACGCCGATCGCCCTCGAGGCCCGCTAGGAGCCGCCCATGCCAGAGATCGTCAAGCAGCGGCTCTCCGGCTCGGCCCGGCGGCTCGTCACGCTCCGGTCGACCGACGACATCCGGGAGGTCGTGATCACGATCACCGAGGGCCAGGAGCTGCCGGCCGGCACGCTCGCGGCCGTGGCTACGGCCGGACAGGACGAGATCGTCCTCGATGTCTCGGAGGAGATGGGCTCCGGCTCCGGCGACGAGGACCAGGTCGTCGCCCTGCTCGACCCGTACGACTTCGCGGCCTTCGGGCCGAACAGGTGGAACGTCGAGGTCACGATCACGGACGAGACGGACGATTCCGCTGAGACCTGGACGGCCTACGTTCTGTTCTCGGGAACCGTGCTCTTCCAAGAAACCGAGACCAAGGTGATTCAGTCGACCGTCATCCAGGAAGTGGGAAGCTCATGAAACCGGACACCCTGCGCGTGATCTCCCAGCCTGTCGTCGAGCCCGTGAGCGTGGCGGACGCGAAACACCAGCTCGGCCTCGCGCCCGAGAACACCGAATGGGACACGATGCTGGCCGACAAGATCGCGGCGGCGCGCGAGCTCGTCGAGTCTCGGCTGGGCCGGTCGCTCGCGGCCAAGCGCTACCGGGCCAAGTGGAAGAGCCCGCGGGGAACGACCTACGCCCTGCCCTACCCGCCGGTGCTCGTGGACGCGGACCACCCGTTCTCGGTCGAGGCTGACGGCGACGAGCTGGCCGGGGCCGACTACGACCTCGAGGAGGACGCCGAGCCGGCGGTCCTGGAGCTCGACGAGGCCCCGACCGACGAGCTCGTCGTCCAATACTGGGCCGGCCCGACGGGCGGCTACAAGGCCGGGCCGCGAGTGAAGTCGGCCATCCTGATGTACGTCGAGCACATGTTCAGTAACCGCGGGGTCCTGGCGGAGAACTCGGCGGCCGAGCTGCCGCAGGGATTCGAGACGCTGCTCGCCAGCCTGTCGCATAACGGAGGCTGGTGATGCCGCCCCCTGGGATCATGCGCGAGAAGTTCGCCCTCGAGCGGCTGCCGGCCGACGAGCGGAACGACGTCGGCGAGCGGATCACGTCTGACTGGGAGGAGGTCGGCCGGTTCTACGGGTCCTACGAGCAGCAGGCCTACATCGAGCAGGAGCAGCGGGCCAAGGTCGGCGGGGCCGTCCAGGCCCTGGTCCGGACTCACTGGCGGGACGACGTGGTCGGCGGTATGCGGCTGCGGTGGCTGACCCGCGGCGGCCGGCTGCTCTACGTCTCCAGCGTCCTCGAGCGTGGCCACCGCCAGGAGCTCGAGCTCACCGTCGAGGAGCAAGTGGCATGATCACGATCTCGATGAGCCCGGTCGACCGCGAGATCGCCGCGCTCGTGCGGTCGTTCGGCCAGCTCGAACCCCGGATCCGGAACAAGCACCTAAAGGCCGCCGTCGGCCGGGCCGCGAAACCGCACGTCGGCGATCTCAGGCGAGTGACGCCGCCGGTGGGCACGCGCCGCGGGCGGCGCAAGAAGGGCGAGAAGCGGAAGTCGTCCGGGGCCCTGCGGCGTTCCGTCCGGGTCCGCACCAAATCCAAGAAAGACGCAGCGTTCGCGGTGCTGGGCTACAAGGCTGGCCCCGAGAGCCGGAAGGCGATCTGGCTGGAGTTCGGCACGAAAAAGGGCATCGCCCCGCGCGGCATGGTGGCGAACCTGATGTCGCAGATCGGGCCCCAGGTCCAGGCCCGCCTCCCGGCGGAACTGAAGATCGCCCTCGAGCGGGCCGTCCGCGAAGTCGCAAGCGGCCGCAACCCCGGAGGCTGAACCATGCTCCCCGAGTCCTGGCTCTACGAGGCGATCGAGGCGGCCGCCGGCTCCGGCGTCGAGGCCTACCCGGTCAGCTACACCGGCGGCGGCGAGCCACCCTACGTCGTCTTTCAGCGGGCCTCCACGACGCCCCAGCTCGTGCTCCAGGACGAGCTCTCCGAGACGCCCGAACTGGACGCGTTCCCGCGGCAGGCGACCTACACGGTCGAGATCTACGCGGACGGCTACCTCGAGGCGCGGGAGATCGCCCAGGCCGTCTCTGACGCCCTGCATCGGTTCACGGGGCCGATGGACTACCTGACAATCGAGCACTGTCTCCTGGTGGACGACAGGGACTCCGCGGCCGTCTACCTCGAGGGCCGCGAGGTGCCGACGTACATCGTCGAACAGACCTACCAGATCGCCTGGAGCGAGTAACGAATGGCCGTTCTTTCGAGCATGCCGAGCCCGGGGCCCACGCTCCCGGCGAACTGCACGAACGTCAAGGTCCGCACCGTCGGCGCAGACCCGTCCGGCGGCAATAACAAAATCGACGTTACGGTCCTCGACGACGACGAGCGCAAGTACCAGGCCGCCCCGCTCGTCGACGTCGATCCAGGAGCCGACGAGGAAGGCGTGAAACAGATCGTGGTAGCCCAGTTCTTTGGCGAGGCCCCGGAGCCGGATGGTCCCGGCGCGACCGGCTGGGTCTGTACCGAGGTCGAGACCGAGTATGCGGTCGGCGAGTTCGTGAAGGGCACCGCGACGTACGTCTACAAGAATCCTGGAGACTGATCCATGTCCATGACCAGCTCGCAGGGCGAGACGTTCGCCGGGATCTCGGGACTGACGAACATCAAGGTCGCAAAGAAGTCGGCCGACCCGACCGACTCCAGTAACCGCCTCGATGCGTCGACGCTCGCGCTTGCCGCAGGATCGGACCGAGTCTACGTCGACGGCCTGCCGGACTCCGGGTCCGGTGCAGTGGACGGCCTGGAGATCACCGTGACGGTCTCGTTCCTGTCGGACTCGCCGCCGAGCGCCGGGGACGAGACTTCATACGGCGGCCAGACGTTGGTCTGCACGGAAGCCGAGGTCGAGTACGCCGTGGGCGAGCTCGTTAAGGGAACCGCGACCTACAAGACGAAGCCGCCCGAGGAGTCGTGATCCTGGGCCGAAAGGGATCCGATGCCAGCCTCCTCGCAGGGTTCGACCGTCTCCTTTGACGGCGAGAATATCGGTCAGCTCCTCGGCTGGACGGTCGTCCCGGGCAGGGCCGTCGTTCAGGACGTGTCGTCTGGGGACTCGACCTACTACGGAGATGGCGACGAAAAACGGCTAGTTCGTCAGGTCGAGTGCCTGAGTGTGGAACCAGGCCGGGCGACCTATACGTTGCTCGGGGCCCCACCTCACATCAAGGGCGACATCGGAAAGAAGGGCACGCTGTCGATCGGCTTCGACGGCGGCTCACTCTCGGCCGAGGCGTTCCTCGAGGAGTTCGAGGTAACGGGGTCGGTCGGCGAGCTGCTGAAAGGCTCGGCGACGTTCATCCTCACCGGAGACCTCTGATGCCACTCTCGAAAGCCGCCATCCTCGACATCGACGACCTGGGCGAGCCCATCCGGTTCCACGTCCCGGAATGGGACAAGGGCACGCCAGCCGAAGACGGGATCGTCTGCCTGCGGCGGCCGACGGCCCACGCGCGGGACCAGTGGGAGCTCTACTGCGAGCAGCACAAGACGAAGCCGAAGGACGTCTGGCGGGCCAAGCTCGCGAGCATGCTCCTGTGTGACGAGAAGGGGAAGCTCCTGTTCTCGGAGGCTGAGATTGCGAAGCTCGGCGAGAAGTCGGCCGCAGCGCTCCACCGGATCTGGGAGCAGGGCCTGGCCCTGATGCGGATCACGACCGAGGAGATCAGGGAACTCGAAAAAAACTGAGAGAGCGCCGGCCGCTGGACAAGTTCCTCTACCGGCTGGCGCGTGAATTCGGGATCTGGGACGTCGAAAGCTGGAAGAAGGAGATCACGCTCGAGCAGGTGAAACGCTGGCTGGCCTTCTACCGCCTAGAGCCATTCGGGGACGAGTGGCGGCGGACGGCCCGACTCGCGGTGACTGTGGCTGCCAGCAACGGGGCGAAGGTCAAGGAAGACGCCGAGGAGCTGTTCCTGCCAACGTACGACCCGGCACGCCCAATGCAGACGGAAGCCGAGATGATCGCGGAACTTTCCAAGCTCGGAATGAAGCACCGGAAGAAGTGACATGGCCACGATCGGCAAAGTCTCCGCAGTGTTCACCGCCTCGACGTCCGGTCTGCGGACCGGCGTGAACCAGGCCGCCCAGTCGATGCAGCAGATGCAGCAGTCGGTGGCCGGCCTGCGGGGCCAGCTCTCCACGCTCACGGCCATCTCCGGGGCCCAGCTTTTCGGCCAGATCGCCTCGGCGGCCAGCCAGGCCGTCCGCTCGCTGATCTCGTTCGGGCAGTCCCAGGCCCAGGTGATCGACGACACGAGCAAACTCGCGGCCAGGCTGGGCATGACCTACGGCGAATTGGCGGGCCTGTCGCTCGCCGGCGACCTGGCTGGGGTGTCGATGGACACGATCGGGGCCGCGGTCACGAAGGCCGACGTCGCGTTTGTGCGGGCCGCCGAGGGCTCGAAGACGGCCGCGGACGCGTTCGCTTCGATCGGCCTGTCCCTCGACAACCTCCAGGGCCTGTCCGCCGCCGAGAGGTTCGACGCGATCGTGGACGCGATCGCCGCCCTGCCCACCGAAGCCCAGCGGGCCGAGGCCGCCGTCCAGCTCTTCGGCCGGTCCGGGGCCCAGCTCCTGCCGCTGTTCGCCGGCGGGGCCGAGGGCATCGCCGCCGCCCGTGCCGAGGCCGAGCGGTTCGGGCTGGCGCTTACCGGCATGCAGGGCCAGAACGTCGAAGCGATGAACGACGCGTTCACTCGTGCCCAGCAGGCCGTCGCCGGCGTGGTCCAACAGGTCGTCGCCTACCTGGCCCCGGCCATTGAGAACGTGACCACCGCGTTCTCGGAATTCATTGGAAACGAGGGCGGGGCAAGCATCGGCCAGAACATTGGCGACGGCATCCTCCAAGGAGCGCGGTTCCTTGCCCAGATCGGGGACTCGCTCACGCAGAACCTCACTGGCGTCTGGCAGTACGTCTCCCAGGTTGGGGCCCAGTGGGCCGGGGTGTGGGACATCGCCGGCCGGGTCGGGTCCGTGTTCGCCGGCATCGGCCGACTGCTCCAGGGCGCGTTCCAGACCATCGTCGGCAGTTTCTCGTCGATCGGGCAGATCATCCTGACGGCGGTCCGCGAGGCGGCCGCGGTGCTCGGGTTCGACACCGCACCGCTCGACTCGGCCCTCGCCGGGCTCCAGGCGTTCAATCAGCAGATCAGCAAGGACATCGAGGCATCTTTCAACGCCGCCGGCAAGAATTTCGGGGCCGCCCTGGAAACCAACGCCGCCGCCGTCGGCGAAGCCATCCCCGGCCCGCTGACGCAGACGATCGACGACGCGATCGCCGCCGCCCAGGCCGCCGCGGCCGCCGTGGACGTGGCCGAGAAGCAGACGATCGAAGTCCAGACCACACAACGCATCGACGCCCGCGAGCTGCGGGAGGCCGTCCAAGGGACCGATAGCCGGTCGACTGAGGGCATCCGCGAGATGTTCCGGCTTATGCGTGGCGACAGCGGCAACGTCCAGGAAAGAATCGCCGCCGCCACCGAGCGGGCCGCCGCCGCGCTTGAGAACCAAGAGCCGGACGACTTCGACGTGGCCGACCTCGCGCCGGCGGCAGGAGCGTAACGATGGGAATCGTCTGGTGTCGCTACTGCCCGCTCGAACGGTCGCACGGCGGCAAGCATCAGGATACCTACACCTACGAGGAGTTCTATCTGATTCGGACGGACGACCCGTCCGAGCCGATGACGGACATCCGCGCGTCCCCTGGCATCGAGTACCTCGACGCGCACCCAGACGACGCGTCCTGCAAGGCCCTTGAGTTCGACGTTCGCCCGGAGGGCGACTCGGGCCTGCTCTACAAGATGCGGATCCGTTACTACGCGCCGCCGCCGGACGCGGAGAACGAGAACAACTCGGGAGAGCCCGGCCAGATTGAAGGGATCATGAAGTATCCCATCTGGGGCGCGAGCTCGAGCGTCACCAGCAGCCCATGCTTCCAGCACTTTCCGAACAACGGCGACAACGGCACGCTGGAAACGATCTGCAACTCGGCCGGCGATCCACTCGAAGGCTTGGAAAAGGAGCAGGCGGGCGCGCGGCTGACGCTCACGCAGTACTACCTCAACCACCAAGAATGGCGAGATCTGCAAACGGAATACACCAACGCTGTCAACGAGAACGAATGGAATGGCGGCGGCGCGCGGACCTGGAAGTGCCAGGGCTGCTCGGCCCGCCTTCAAACCGAGAACGTCGCCGGGTCCACGATCGTGTTTTGGGAAGTGAACTGGGATTTTGAGTACCGCGCCGAGACCTGGGACTGCATGCCCTGGGACGTGGGATTCGCCCAGCTCGTGGACGAGAACGGCGATCCGGCCCCGTACGGCAATAAACGGGCCCAGATCAAAGGCCAGGACGACAAGGCTGTGAGGCAGCCGGTCGCGCTCCAGGCCGACGGCACGGCAGCAGCGCCAGGCTCGCCACCCAGCGTGATCAAGGGCGGGGCCGGCGTGCGAATCTATCCGGAGCTGGAGTTCGGAGGTGTCTTCGGGCAACTGTTCACGCCATGACCAGACGCAAAGCCAATCCGGGCCAGCGGCCGTTCCTGGTCTCCGGCGATTCCATGAAACGGATCGCCGCGGCGGTGCAGGGATACGAGCACGGCAACCGGAGGCAATCGCCGGTTAAGTTTCGCACGGCGACCGGCGATGAGGGCGGCGATTCTGTCCGCCTCGGCCGCATCTCGTCAGAGTGGGCCCACGGCGATTCGGCGACCGTCGAAAGGCTGGACGAGGCCGGCGATCCGTTTGATCCAAGCCAAACATTTGAGGCGATGAACTTTTTTGGCAATGTGCATGTTCCGAGTGGCACGCTCAACGTCGCCTGCGGCCTCGTCGGCGGGACGTGGATTCTGATCGAGGCAGAGCGCATAAAAAAAACCGTTGTTGTCGACGTTCGTTTTGAAGACGGGAATTTGGTCAAAGACCTAGAGGATCTGTGGGTGATCGATGACGCTGGCGAGGTGACAACAGAGACCATTGTGGAGACCACCGAATGCCCGGGCTAGACTTTTAAATGACGCTTTATACGGCCAACGGCCTATTGTTGCGAACCGGCAACAGCCTTGCCACGAGCGACGCGTGCTGCTGCGCTGGGTCATGCGGCTGCAATCCCGGCGAATCTCCGCCGCCGGCCGTGTCCGTCACGCTGAGCGGATTCGAGGACAAAACGCAGGGCGATCCGCTCGTTTATGTTCGTGTCCTGTCGTGCGGCGGCTCTGGTGCACTCGGCTACGCCACCGGGCCCGGCGGCGACCCAAAGGGGAAACTCGACGACGACATGGGGCCCATTGAGGGCATCAAGATTTCCAGCGGTGGAGGAGGCTACGCGAGGTACGGGAGAACGGCCCCCACGCTGTCGCTCGGCAACGCAAGCGACGAGCCGGCCGCAGTGTCGATAGAGCTAGAGGAGACGGAAGACTCTTGCGGATGCCCGATCTGGACCGTTACTTCAGTGTCAGTAACCGAAGGAGGCGTAGGTTACTCGGACTTTGACGCGATAAGCCTGGTGGCGTCAGGGGGCGGCACAGTCGTCGAGCCTGCGTCTGGAGTCATTAGGACTTCTGCGAAACGCTACGAACCGACGGGGAAATTCGCGCTCGAGGCTTCCACGACGACTGGCACAGGCGCGACTTTCTCTGTTACCACCACGCCAGCCAGCAAAACACCAGACGCCGAAACGTGGGCGGTTGCCAGCGTTACTTTTACCGGAGACACCGGAGAATTTACGGACGGCCAACCACTGTCTTTTTCTGGCAAGTACGTTTCCGAAGCGGCTATGGCAGAAGTGCGAGTTGTGACCGTGCATTCGGTGCCATCGACCACCGTGAGCGTCAAGAGCGACGCAGGAACTGGCGCATCTGTTTCCGTGTCGCTCTCTAGCAATAAAAACTCACCAGAAACGTGGTCTGTTTCCGGCTACTCGATCGACGGCCCCGGAAGCGGGTATGTGGTTCTCGATGCCGTCACGGCTGCGGTAGACGACGGCGAAGAGGTGGCGGCAGCAGCGGGCAGCGTCGATGAAGTGGACGAAGACGGCGGAATCTTGTCTATCGATTTCGGCACGCTCGGGGAGTTCTACAAGCTCACCGGCAAGATAGCGTCGCTAAATGTTATCGATGGCGGAGAATACTTTGTCTCGAAGAACGAACTCGCGTCCGTAGACCTTGACAACGGCGGGCTTTATTATCTCGTAGACAAATCACAGTCTCCGTGCGTGCCAGAGACGACCGTAGTGATCGAGCAGCTAGCGCCGAGCGACGGTAGCGACGCTGCTGTCGAGGCCACCATCGACACAGACCAAGACAGCAAAACATTTGGACAGGTAACTGAACTTACAGTCAGCAAGGCCGGCGACGGCTATCTTGCGTGGTTGTGGGAATATGGGTGCTTGTCGCGGTTTGACGGGCGTACGTTTACACTGCCTGCTTCTCCGCTTGACGATTGCTATTATGTCGCCGAGTGCGAAGGGGCGGATTTGTATTGCAATGAGGGCGAGCTGGTACAAGCGTCGCTGACCGGCTATGTGCAAGTCGAGCACCGCAGGCACGGCGAGATTGTGTCGTCCGCTACACTTGCGACCATAGAGTCCCGAGACGGGTGCAGCAGCGTTACGCTCACGGACGAAGACGGAGAGCGAACCGCGCAAATAACTGCCACCGAGATCGGCTCGGGCGAGGGCTCGGGCGAGGGCTCGGGCGAGGGCTCGGGCGAGGGCTCAGGCGAGGGCTCGGGCGAGGGCTCGGGCGAGGGCTCGGGCGAGGGCGAAGACAACGGACTCGACTGCCCCCCTGTGATGCTCGACGAAATCGCAGAGACGATCAGCGTCAATTTGCTATGGGGCGGAAAGACCTACGACACTGATGGCGTAAATTTTTCCACGGAAACTATCCCTCCTGAGTGTGATTTCAACGGGCCAAGAATCCTAATAAGGTATTTAATGGGAGGCGACTTTCTCACGAAATTCGACGGAACCGATGCTGACGAAACGAACGCGGAGGGGCCGCAGTGGGAACTCGCGATCACAGGCGAGTTGTACCGCACAACGGAAACGTGTAACGGATGGGGGTTCAGTTTGAGTGCAAATCTTCAGCCTCTTCCTTTTGGCCCTGCTAGTTGGGATAGCAACTTCGACATGATCGGCGAAGTGCCGGTTGACGAGGAGGGCTATCCGTCTGGAACTGCGCACATGAGGCACACAGGCGAACTTCCAGGCGCGGACGGGGAGCCGTGGTTCATTGTTCAAGACAGTGTCCCGCCGTGGTCTTTGGGCGAGCCACCTGTTTACTTCCCTAAGTGGATCACGCGATCGATAACTGTTGAGTTTTCTAGAGACTTGTCGTGACTTCCTGCACTCGTCAGCAGTTCGAGGCGTTGTGCGCGATGCGCGGCTATCCGCTGGAGCCTGCGCTACAGTGCGTTGTGTCGCAGCATGGCGACCGCTGGGTCGTCGATGTCGATCACGCCGCGTATCCGCGGATGCGCAAGCGCAGCGAAGCGCCGCAGGCCATGCCGTCACTGGTTGAGCGGGCCAGGAACTTTGCTACGTCGGCCGCCCGGCACGTCGCGTCTGGAATGCGCACCTGCACCGAGGAGCAGGTCGAGGCCCGCTACGCCATCTGCCGCGCGTGCGAGTTTTTCCGCGACGAGTCGTGCATGAAGTGCGGGTGTCCGCTGGCCCGCGGCGTCAGGCTCGTGAGCAAGTTATCGTGGGCGAACGAGAATTGCCCGGTTGGTAAGTGGGGTCCGGGGTCCCAGCAGTGATGCGGTTCGACCTCGTCGTCGTCGTGACCCTCGCCCGGCGGCCAGACAGGCTCGCCGCCTTCAAAGCCCGGCTGGCCGCGGCGAGCCAGTACCTCGCGGCTGAACTCCAGGTCGCGCCGGCCGTCGACGGCCTCGTCTGCCAGCCGCCTGACTGGTGGAAGACCACGCCCGGGGCCTGGGGCTGCTACCGCTCTCACCTGCGGATCATCGAGGACGCGATCTGCGAAGGCCTGGAGTCGGTCCTGATCTTCGAGGACGACGCGACGTTCGTCGACGACTTCACGCCCAAGGCGATCGCGTTCCTCGAGGCCCTGCCGGCCGACTGGGGCCAGGCCTACCTCGGCGGCCAACACCTGGCCAAGGCGTTCCCGGCGGGCCACGGCGTCGTTCTGGGCTGCAACATCAACCGGACCCACGCCTACGCGCTCCGCGGCCCCGACGGCCTCCAGGCGGCCTACCGCTGGCTCTGCTCGAGCGACCGCTGGCGGGACAGGCACCACGTCGACCACCAGTTCGGCCGCATCCAGCGGGACGGCCGGCTGGCCGCGTACGCGCCCGCGGAGTGGCTCTGCGGGCAGGCCGAGGACCAGGCGAGCGACGTGTCTGGCAAACCCGTTCCGGCCCGCTGGTGGCAGCCTGGGCCGTCGGGCGCGAGACGGGTCCGGGTGCGGCAGCCGGTGGAATCAGCGGGCTCCTGAGTTACACCCAGGGGGCCCCGTCACGGAGGACGCATGGCAGACCCTATCACGGCGATGGCCGCCCGGCTGGTCAAGGCTCACCCAGACGCCCCGGCGAAGAGCCTGGCCCGGCGGCTGGTCGCGGAGTCGAACGACGCGATCACGCTCGAGCAGGCCCGGTCGCGGATCCGGTTCCAGTTTGGGCAGAACGGAAAACCGCACCGCAAGAAAACAGCGAACGCCCGGGAGCCTCGCGTGCCAGGCCAGGTGCGGGCAATGCCGAGTTCGATCGCGGAGCCCTGGACGCCGCACCGAATGAACGTGATCGGGGCGGTCGGGATCCTTTCGGACGTCCACGTCCCGTATCACTCCGAGGTCGCGGTCCGGGCGGCGGTCGACCACCTGAAGGCCCACGGCCTGGCCGGGCTGCTACTGAACGGCGACATAGCGGACTTCTACGCGATCTCGCGTTACATGAAGGACCCGAGCCAGCGGGACTTCAAGGGCGAGCTCGACGCTGTCCGCGGGTTCCTGGCGTGGATCCGCCAGGAGTTCCCCGAGATCCCGATCGTGTTTAAGGCCGGCAACCACGAGGAGCGGTGGAACCACTGGCTCTGGCAGCACGCCGCCGAGATCTCGGACGATCCGCGGATGAGCCTGGGCGCGTGGCTCGAACTGGACCAGGTCGGCATGACGCTCGTCGAGGACCAGCGGCCGGTGATGCTGGGGAAGCTGCCGGTCCTGCATGGGCACGAGCTGCCGAAGGGCATGGCCGCGCCGGTCAATCCGGCCCGGGGCGTGTTCCTGCGAACGCTGTCCACCGGCCTGGTGGGCCATTCGCACCGCAGCTCGAACCACGCCGAGAGCGACATGTGGCACAAGGAGACGGCCTGCTGGTCGACCGGCTGCCTGTGCGACCTGACGCCCGAGTACGCGCGGATCAACCGCTGGAACTGGGGATTCGCGATCGCCACCGTCCACAAGGGCGGGGCGTTCGACGTCCAGAACTTCCGCGTGATGCTCGACGGGAGCGTCCGCACGTCATGACGGCCGCGGACCTCGAGGCCGCGGAGCAGCTCGCCCGCCGGTTCGGGCCGCGGAACTGCTGGACTGGGGACAGCGGGACTCTAGCCTCGTTCGCTCTGGCCCTGATCCGCGAACACCGAGGAGGTTCCGTGAAAGATCCCGCCCGCCCTGGCTACGGCGAGCCTGTCACTGCCGCCGAGTCTCTGCTGGTCCATGCCCAGAACGTGGTCCGCCAGCGCCGCAGCACCTACGGCCCGCCGGCGGAACATTTCGCGAAGACGGTGGCGGCCGTGAACGCGATCTTTGGGCACAAGCTCCGCGAGCCGCTGACCGTCGCCGACTGGGCCCAGATCATGATCCTCGACAAGCTCGCCCGGCATCAGGGGGCCAGCAAGTCCTCGGATACGCCCGTGGATCTCGCCGGCTACGCGGCGTGCCTGGCCGAGGTGGAGGGCCTGCCGTGACGAGCTGGGACTTCTTCGACACGTTGTCGGGCCGCGCCACGGGCCACGAGCCCTGGCGGCTGTTCGACCACGTCGGCGGCGAGGAGTATCGGCGGGTCCGGCAGCTCGCCGAGATCCAGAGCGACAAGACCTGGCCCGGGATCTTCCGGTCACTCGAGGCCCTGACCGGCTGGCCGGCCGCGCGGGTCGCCGAACTGCGGGAGCGCGAGTGGCAGGCCGAACTGGCCGCGGCGTTCCCGATCCTGGAGAACGTCCGCCGCGTCCGGCCCCGCGACCGGATCGTCTCGGACACCTACTTCTCCGCGTCCCAAGTCCGCGAGCTCGCCGGCCGGATCGGGATCCCGCGGTCGGTCGAGATCGTGACGAGCTGGGACGGCAAGCATTCCGGGGCCTGGTGGAAGACGCCGGCGGCCGCCGCGGCGGAAGTGCATGTCGGCGACAACCACCGCAGCGACTACCTTGAGCCGCGCCGGGCGGGCCACAAGGCCGAGGCCTACACGAACGGACGCCAGGCGCGCGAAGAGCAGGCACTGGCGGACTCTGGCCGGTGGGAGGTCGCCGCGGCCATGCGTGCGGCCCGGCTCCAGAACATCTACGCCGAGGACGGCCCGGCGTTTCGCGCATGGGCCTCGGCCGCCCAGGCGAACGTCCGGTTCCTGATCCTGGCCGCCGCCCTGGTGCGGCAGTACGTCGAGGCGGCCAGACCCAAACGGGTGTTGTTTGTCTCCAGGGACACCCTGCTCCTCCAGGAGGCCTACCGGCGCTTCTGGCAGGACATCGAGGTCGGGACGTTCTGGTCGAGCCGGCAGGCCCTGACGCAACCGAGCCGCGACTACCTGACATACGTCAAGTCGATCGCTTCCGGGGCCCTGTTCGTGGATCTGCACGGCACGGGCCGCAGCGTCCGAGCCTTCGAGGCGGCAGCCGGCGTCGAACTGGCCTACGTCTTCGTCTGCGGCCAGCGGCGGCTGCCGGCCAGGTGTCACCGGCTGGTCGAGCTGCCCCACATCGGCACGGGGACGGCGGTCGAGGTGATGAACTACGACGCCGGCGGGCGGGTGCTGGACGTGGTCGACGGCGAGCCGGTGCGCGCGACGGTCGAATACGACCTCGAGCTCGTGGCCGCGCACCGGACGGCCTCGCTGCTTGGGGTGGCGAGCTGCTGCCAGCCCCCGGCGGCCGTCAGGACCGATGAGGTCGCGGAGGCGGCGCGGGCGGTCGAGGCGGCTGTGTCCCGGGAGCTCCTCGCCCAGCACCAGGTCCACCATCACGATC